CCTAGTGTTTATAAATACGCAAATACTTTTATAAAGGTCGGAGAGTTTGTAGTAATGACTTTGAAAAAACAGGTAAGAATAATATTGATAATGCTATAGCTGGTAAAAAAGAACAAGCTAGGTCATTTATTATCGACGTTAGCAAAACGCTCATGGACATTGATGAGGCGTACTCTAAAATTGATAGAATTTACTTTAACAGGCACAGAGATTGGGTCGAAAATATTATTTTGGTAAAAGACGATAAAATAATTGATATTTTTAAAAGAAAATAAAAAAAGAGAGCACACACCCCCCACAGCCGAAGCCTTTAATGTAGGAGGTAGTAACTCTCGTTACTTAGATTATAACTCACAATATATTTTTTTTCAACAGAAAGGAGAAAAAAATGGAAGATTGGAAAGCAAGATTTAGAAAAGAATACCACGAATTGAGAGAACGATTCGAAAAAATAGACATGATGATTGGTCAATACGAAAAAGGACAACTAGATTTTGAACCTAAATGCCCAATTGATTTATTAAAAGGTCAGCGTTCAACCATGTGGAATTATTTAAAAATTCTAGAACAACGTGCAGAAATTGAAGAAATCAAATTATAGAAACCTAGTCGCAAAACGGAGGAATAAAAATGTTAGAAAAAGCAAAACAATTGGCATCACAAGAATTTTCGCGCTTATCAAATTGTGAAATCAAAGCAGAAGACTGCTTTGTAGTTTGGTTTAGCAAGACCCTGCAAAATTGGAAAGCTCTTGTTAGTACTAACAAAATTACATCAAGCGAGACTTGTGGAGATTATGCAGAAATCACGCATAATGGAGACAAGAAAGAGACTTATGTGGATGTTTACACCAAAGTTTCAAATCGTGCCATTAAAGATTAGGAGGTGATTCAACATCTTGACTGGCAGGAATAGACTGCTATAAATTACTGTAAATTGCTATAAACCGTGTCGAATTCGAGACGCTTTTCTTATGTTCTAACCGTATGGAATCCCGTACGGTTTTTATGCGCACAAAGGGGAGATAGTTCAATCCTATCTCACGGGTTAATCAAGTTCGAGTCTTGAAATCTGGCGGGTGGTTCGAGTCCATCGGTGCGCGTTATTGTCCAAACCTTGCTTACGACAATAAAAGGTGCATGAGTTCGGGGAGGTTGCCCGTAAAAGCGTATAGAAAGGAGCCGAACATGGCAGAAGAACAAACACAAGCGATTGATCCACAATCACCGGAAGCAGTTGAAGGACAAGCTAGCAATCCGACAAATGAGCCGGAAAAGATGGTGTCACTTGCTGAAATGCAACGCCGCTTGAAGCAAGCGGAGGAAAAGCACGCTCAAGCTACACAAGAAGCTATTGCACAAGCTCTCGAAAAGTACAAAACAGAGTCTGAATTGACTGGAAAAGAGCTTGAGGAATACCGCCGAAAAGAGGCCGAAGCTGAAAAACAGGCTTTGCTAGACAAAATCGCTGGTTTGGAAAAAGAACAAACCAAACGTGAATTGACAGACGAAGCCATCAAGACGCTTTCTGGTCGAAAATTGCCGGTGAATGAAAAAGTGCTCTCTTTTGTGGTTAAAGATACCGCAGACGACACTTTGAAGGCTATTGCAGATTTTGAAAGCATCATCAGCGAAATTAAAGCTGAATATACTCAATCAGAACCACCTGCTGTTTCATCATCTTTTGGTGGTTCAAGTTCAAAAAGTCAGGGAGATATCTTCCGTGACTCACGCATAATCTAAAAAGGAGAACAATAAATGACAGTACAAGTTTTTAACCCTGAAAAAGTTTTAGTTTCTGAAAAGAAGGACGGAACTCTTCACAAAGAATTTACAGACATCATCATGAAGGAAGTTGCTCAAAACTCACTTGTTATGCAGCTTGGTAAATACCACGAAATGGATGGACAACAAGAAAAAACAGTCTATGTCCAAACTGATGGAGTTTCTGCTTACTGGGTGAATGAAACAGAAAAAATCAAGACAGATAAACCTGAAGTAATTCCAGTTAAACTTAAAGCTCACAAGCTTGGTATTATCCTTCTTGCTTCTCGTGAAGCATTGAATTATACCTGGGAGAAATTCTTCAACGATATGAAACCACAAATTGTTGAAGCTTTCTACACTAAAATTGACGAAGCCGGACTTTTGGGACATGAAACACCATTTGCAAATTCAGTCGCTAAGGCCGCCAAAGATGCAAGCAAAGTGATTGGCGGACCGATCAACTTTGAAAATATCCTGAAACTTGAAGATAAATTGCTAGATAGCGATGTTGAAATCAATGCATTTGTATCTCGTGTCTCTAACCGTTCTGCCCTTCGCGAAGCTCGTGACGGTGATAAGAAGACGATTTATGACAAAGAAAACAACAAGCTTGACGGAATCGTGACCGTGGACATGAAATCTAAGAATTTCAAGAAAGGTGACTTGCTCGCTGGTAATTTCGACAATCTGATCTATGGTGTTCCTTATAACATCAACTACAAGATTTCAGAAGAAGGTCAAATCTCAACAATTCAGAACGCAGATGGTACGCCTATCAATCTATTTGAACAGGAAATGATTGCTATCCGTGCAACAATGGATATTGCAGTCATGATCACGAAGACAGATGCCTTTGCTAAATTAACAGATGCTGCAAACGTTTAGAAAGGAGCTTGTAAATGGCTTATATTGTAACAACAAACATCATTGATACTAAAGATAATAATCGTCTTTATGAAAAAGGCGAGGTATATCCTCGAGAAGATCTGAACGTAACGGATGCTCGTATTAAGGCTCTTTTGAAAAAAGGAGTTATCGAATCAAATGGTGAAGCAGGAGATGTTATTTTACCAACTGATGAACCAGTTGAAGAAGTAGAAGCAGGGGAGTAGTTCATGGAAAGTGCCCAACTTGAAAAAATAAAACGTCGGTTGGGTATTGATCCAGCCGACTCGAAAGAAAATGACTTATTACAAGATTTAGTTGATGATGCAGAAAGCTATTTCAAAAGTCTGACAGGAAGCACAGCGGTAGATTCCAAATATAACTTTATGATTGAGAATGTAGTTTATAAGCTCTATGGGCGCAAAGGTTCGGAAGGAGTAACTTCTGAGACCGTGGATGGCTACTCAGTAACCTATCAAGACTGGGATAATTTATTCAAACCTTACATGGCTATCTTGAATAAAGATTTTAATCTTGATGGTTCTTTGCGAGAAAGAGGCCGGGTGGTATTCTTATGAAAACTCCACACAGAATCATGCTCGTTCGAGGGAAGGGCGTTGCAAAGTACAATCCGGAAACGGACAGTTACGATAATCAAGCCGAACAAGTCGAAGTTGTTCCATGTTTTGTGAATTTTATTCAAAAAGCGAAAGTTTTTGAACTATACGGCAGTCGTTCTGATGTAGTCATAATCTGTAGATTTCAACAAGAACAAGAACCGTTCTTGTATGCAATATATAACGGGCATAGATACGAACGAATGGATAGTATAGAGGCCTCAAAATACTCTGTACGGCTTAAAAGAACAGTCAAGGTATAAAAATGGGTGCAAATATTGAATGGCACGGCTTAGAGAAGCTAACAAGTACGATTTTTAATGCACATCCAAAGGCAGTTGAGCAATCTTTAAAGGTCTTGAAAAACAATGGTGAAAAAGGCAAAAAAATTGCACAGGAGTTAGCGCCAAAAGATACTGGCTTCTTGAAAGATCACATTACGACCTCTTATCCAGGAATGGAAGCACATATTCATGGTGGAGCAGGCTACGATGGTTATCAGGAATATGGAACCCGATTCCAACCAGGAAAGCCTCACTTTCGCCCAATGTTAGAGAAAATTCAACCGGAATTTCAGCAAGACATGACAAATGTAATGAAGGGAGCATTTAAATGACACCGAATCATGATTTGTTTAGAAAGATATTTGCTATCAGTGATGCAAGGGTTGATACATACGATTATTTGCCTGAAGCTGATGCAAAATATCCGTTTGTCTATATCGGTGAAAATAACGGCTCAGATACGCCCAATAACGACTTGTTAGGAACGGCAAGGCAAACCGTCCATATTTACGGAATACGAGCGCACAGAGCCAAAATAGACAACATTTCAGCCTATCTTGAGAATGTGTTGAAGCATTTGAAAGACGGGTATGAATATAATTTCAATCATGCATCAACAGATAAACAAGTTATTCCAGACAACACAGATGTCCAACCGTTACTTCATGTCGTGTTGGACTTTACTTTTAATTACACTAAAAAGGAGAAATAAATGCCAGAACTTATTTTAGGGAAAGACGTAATTGCTTTTTTCAGACGATTCAAGGATCGCACAAAACAAGATGCAGGTAAAGTACGTTTTCAATCTGAATTGACCATCAACTCAGAGAAGGAAGTTGAAAGCACAAAGACAAAAGACGGAGTTGTTAACT